CAATGACCGAGGCGGCCCACAGGGTACCCCAGGTGATGGCAATCGCCTCGATATGGTCGCCGACAAACTTGAGCACCTTCCCCACAGTTTCGAGTGATGGTGCCCACTCTCCGATCTTGTCGGCGATTTTTCCGACAATCCCCTCGATCCAAACAAACCACTCGTGGATGTCTTTTTTGGCTTGCCCGCTGGTGACCCAGTCATCCAGCCACTGTGCCCAAGCAGTGATCTTGTTAACGACCTCGGGGCTCGATATCCAATCGACGAACTCGTCAAAAACTTGCTGGATGGCGGGCATCGCCGAGATCAGCAGACGCTGCATCGCCATCTGGGTGGCTTCCCAGACTTTGTTCCAGGACCGACCGAAATCGACAGAAGCCGCCGCCGCCTGCTCGGTGTTGAAATGGAAACGCTTGAGCATTTCCAGTTCCCACTGCTGGGCCTTTTTATCTTCCTCTAGGTTGCGCGCCTTTCTATCGACGAGAGCGGTGTCAAAACCCAGGTCATTTAACTGCGCGATCAATCCGGCAAGCGCCGCCTTGCCGCGGTCGCCCATGTCGAGCAGTTTTCGGTACTGCACCGCCGCAGCCTGCAACGCTTGCTCGGGGTTCTTGTACGGTTGCCCGGTGATCGCGGTGATCGCCATCGTGATCCCGGGATTTTGCAGGATCTGGTTGGTGATCGCGGAGATGGCGGAGGTCATCTGAGCCCCGCCGAGGCCGATCTGGGTGAGCGCAAAGCTCGCCGCCTTCAGCTGACTGACGGCGACCCCGGTCTGCTGACTGAGGTAGAACCAGTTCTGGAACTGCTGGGCTGTGCGCCGGGTCGCTTCCTCCATCGCGACGGCAAGGCCGCCCAGTGTGAGCACAAACCCTTTGACCGCATTGTGCGTGGTTTCCAGCGTTGACTGGAATGTCCGCATGCCTGCCTGATCGACCTTGAAGCCAAGGGCGACCATAAACTCCTGGATGGGACTAGCCACGGCGACGATCCTCCTGCGCTTCGTTGTAGCGCGCGGTGTTCTCTTGTTTCACTTCGAGGAACTCGTTCATGCGGGCGATGTCCGCGAGGTCGAGGGTGCCATCGAGGAGTGACTCATAGCGGCACATCCCGGCTTCCACCGGAGCCAGGATCCACTCTTCTTCAGGGTCGTTCATGGAGACCCATTCGACGGGGAGGCCGGTCCCCCGCCGCCCGAAAACAGGGGGAGAAGGCCGGCTAAAGAAGGGCCTATATTGGTTTTGACAACCTCCATCACCAACTGCACCATCGTACCCAGATCAGTGTCCTCGAACATCAGGTTGCCCTGACGCATCATCGGCACCCATTGCTGCCCGGTGTGCCGCGAACAGACACCCAGGCACTTCTTCATCACATAATTGGCATCATCCTCCGACATGGCGGAAAGGATCTCGGCAACCGGCATCATCGATTCGATGAGGATCTCGCTCTGCATCGCCTCGGAGAGGCCCTCGCCATTGGCGCTGCCGTTGGCGAGTTCCGACCACTGCGCGACCATTGTGGCATAGCCCTTCCCCATGCCACCCAAAACGGGTGCTACTTTTCTCGCAACGTGGGCCTGATCAAAGACCCCCATTTTGTTAATTAGGTAGCGGACGCCGTTTAGCTCAGTTTCAACTGGCTCGGCCATGACTTTATGCCGCTACCGGTAATCCGGTACCCAGGAAGAAATCGACCTTGACCGAGTGAAAGGTCCAGGTCATCTCACCCCCATCCTTGGCATACGTCACGTCGGCAAATTTGGCGTATGCCACCTGTTGACAGACGATGGTGTCACCGCGCGCGAGATCGCGGATCGAGATCGTGTTGAGCCCGTGGGTGCTGCCGTCGGCGGTGTCGGCCGCGTACATCGCCGACAACAGCCCGTTTTGCGGGCTGGTCTTGAGGAAGCGGGTGGTGATGGTCGCCGAGCGGCCGGCGTGCAGACTATGCATGCCCTCGCCCCCGGCCCCAATCGTCATCGTATTTTTGTCCTCGGTCATGACGATTGAGATGCCGCCTTCACTATTACCGCTGCCCGGACCGCCGAGGTTGAAGTTACCGTTAGGACCACTGATGGCAACGAGGTTGTCGAGAAAAGAGTAAGTGGCCACTTTTACCTCCCTTAGTTACAAGAAGAGATCATCTATTAACGTTGATCTGGACGTCGGCACTGTGAACGGCACCGGCCAGCTTGATCGCGATTTGGATGAGGGGGGCGATACGCTGGGCGCGGTCGGCGGGATCCTGGGTATCAACCGAATTGGCCCAGGTGTACCAGCCCTTGCTGAGGTAGGTGCCGTATTCGAGCGTGCCAAAGCCGACGGCGTTCCACACGCCGGGGGCGATCAGCCCGTTGGTGACACCTTGCGACAGACCACCGTCGGCCCCCGCGACCAAGATCTGGATGCCATTATTGGTCTGCGGGATCTTGGGCGTCTGGTACAAAATGTTAAACAGGTCGGTCTGCACTCTGTTGGCGAGCCAATCGGTACCGTGGATTTCGTCAAAATACGCGGGACCGCTGACGACACCTTGCTCCAGAATGGCGACTCCGTTTTCGTACATGACATAGACATTGAAGCGCTTCGCTTCGATAGTGTTGGCCTGAGTGGCACTCAACACCTCGGGGACGACACCGGGTTCGGTCTTAAACTTCATCGTGATCGTGGTGTTGCTACCCTCGAAATTGACGGTGAAGGCACGGCCGAAAAACGAGCAGATGGCAAAGGGGTTGGCTCCCGCCGTCGAGCACCACTGCCCGACGGTGCGGTAGTACTCGGCCAGCATCAGCTGGCTGGCGATGTCGGCGCTGTTTGCCGGATCGACCACGGTGGCCTCATTGGTCGAGAGGCCATACAAGTGCATCTCCGCGCCTTCGATGTAGGCCGCGTTGGCGAGATGCTGGGCGTCGGTCAGCGCCACCGAGGCGGCGAAGGTGCAGGCGTACCAGCCGCGGCCATCCACCCGGGCGAGGCACTGGACCGGGGTCTCGGCGGCGATCCCGGTGACCGTGCGCTCCATCGTCGCCGCATTCATCATCAGCTGCGCCGAGAGGTCGGTGCCGCCGCCGGTTGGCGCGGTCAATGGCGCGACCGACGAGGTGGGACCGGCGGTCGTCGATTTGATGATGAACTGCTGACCGTTCCAGATACAGGTCGCGGTGTGGCTGGTCAGCGCGGTGTTGATCACCGCCGCGACGGCGTTGAGATTGGTCGCCGAGGCGAAGCTGAGGCCGGTGATCTGCACCGCGGCGGCACCATTGACCGAGAACCCGAACGCGCCGTTGACGATGCTCGTCCAGTTGCCGATCAGCTGTTGCTGCGGTGAGAGGAAGCCGCCGGCCAGCGCGCCGTTGGTCGCGGTGCGCGCCCAGGCCCCGATGTAAAGGCTCGACGGCGGCGGCTGCTGACCAAAAAACAGCGCCGCCGCTTGGTACTCGGGCGCAGTGGTGCCAAAGTCGCCGGCAACGTCGCTTAACAAATTATATTCGCGCATCACCTCACCGGTATCGACGACGCCGCTATCCCCCAACACGAGGAGGGTGTCGAAGTTAATGAGGGGCGTCCCGATGGGTTCAAAGAACACGGTGACGTCCACGACGCGGCTGACAGCTAGACCTTGGGGCATGGCTCACTCCTCGTGTGGAACGGCGGCTTCGACGTTCGCGGTGTCAAAAGTGGTTTCGACAGTGGTCGGGTCGTCCCCCGGCCGGTTGGCGCTGATGGTGCCCGTGGAGCGCAGGATGGTCTTGACGTTGTAGTGGTAGCGGACGGCGCGCCGCAGGGTGATGTTCATATCCACCCGCGGCAACCATTGCTGCTTCACCAGTTCGGGCGCGTGGGTAAAGGGGCCGCACTCGACGAGGGCGACCGAGTTGGCACGGAACACCGCACGGTTCTGGTCCAGGAACAGACCACGCCGCAGGATGCTGGCGTAGGCTTCGCAATGCGGCCCGTAAAAGATACAGGCCAACACCACCGTCTCGTGGTCTTGCAGGAGATCGTAGCCCCCGCTGGGATCGTCGTAGTGATAGATGACCGGATCCCAGTCGGGGGTGGTCTCGGTGATGCCAAAGGCCAACCAGTCGGTCTTGAAATCCGGGACGTTGGGCGGCACCACCTGCCAGCGCGGCCGCACCATCGTCGGATCGAGCCCACTGACCCCGGCGAGCACGTCGTGGAGGAAATCGTCCCACTGATCGTCCTGGAGAACCGGGCCGGTGCCGAGGATCGGCCCGAGATAGCCAGCGGTGGTGCTGTCGGGCACCCAGGCCATTTAATGCATCCTGGAACGCGCTGGGGCGCGCCTGGGCGGGTGTGCGAAGGTCGGCTGGGGGATCATGCCCGTCTCGCTTCGCCGCACTGTACGGGCCGCCAGCGCGTCCTCGATGGCACTGGTCGCGGCGGTGCTCAGCACCTCGCGCAGCTGCTTGGCAACCTCGGTGTGCAGCTCGAAGAGCCGCTTCAGCTTGGGATCGCCCGCCTGCTCCTTTTTGCTGCCGTTGCCCGCGGCCGATTGGTGCATCAGCTGCTCGTATTGCGCCGCCAGCGCTTCGTGGTATTCGCAGTTCTTTTCGACCTTGGCGCGGACGTGGGGACGCATGGTCATGGTCTTTCTCCCTACTTCTTCTCGTCGATAACCCAGACGATTGAGTTGATGTAGCTGGAGGTGTCGATCAGTGGTTTGACGCTGCCATCGCTGGCCTCTTCGCGCGCCAGTTCCATCAGCGACATGCCCCGCTTGGCCGCCTCCTTGACGCGACGGCTGCGGCCGGTCACCCGGTTGGCGACGGTGTAAGGCGACAGGTCGGGCTTTAACCCGGCGCGGATCGTTTTCTTGACGCTGTTGACGGCGACCTGTCCCGCCCGCCCGAGCATGGCGTCAACACCATAGCCGTAGGAGCCCGCGAGCACGCTCTTCAGCGCTGCCTCAAGCTGCTTTTGCACTTGCGGCAGCGCCGCCTTGACCCCGGGCACGAGATGCGGGCGCGGCGGGATGCCGACCGCGGGAGAGCCAAACTCGTTGATATAGCCAATCGCGGCATTGCCGATGGGATCGCCCGGGCGGGGGTCGTTTTCCTGGGGGATCCCCACCAGAACCCGCTTTTTCGCCAGCTTCTCGATAGCCTTGGCGACCTCGCCATGCTGCGTTTTGATTTGCGATCCCAACATGATCAGCACCCATCATCGGGGAGGGTAACCACCCAAAAAACGAGACCCATCATTAAGACAATGATAAGAATTCCTGCAATGAAACCAAGGGTGTTATCATCAATCCAGGTCAATACCGCGAATAACGGGTCTACGATGTTGTCATCAAATGCCCCTGCCATCCCTTACTTCATCACAGAGGAGATGTAGAAAATAGCCAATAAACAAAGGACGATGACAGCGATCCAGAAGATTTGTTCTGGCGGTAGGTTCACTATCGTTTGTTAAGCCGAGCCCATCGGGGTCGGGATCGGCGCACCGTCAATCGCCTGGATCGATTCGGCAATCGCCATGACAAAGCCCTGCCCGTAGCCACTGTAATCCTCCAGGTGGCGCACGACAAAGCGGCTGCCATGCCAGTCGATCTCGTCGGGGTGGGTTGTCTTTGTGCCGGTGACCGGGTCAATCGCCGGCCCCTGGAAGCGGAAGCTGTAGGAATAGAGGGTGATCGACTTCTGCATCAGCTGGTAATCGGGCAGGCGCTGGAGATCCTGCGGGCTGGAGGGGACGATCACCGCCTGCACACCATAATTGGGCGTGGAGGTGCGAAACACCCGCCCGTTCTGCCCGATGGTCTCAAGGATGCGGTAGACCGTGCAGGTATCCATGAACAGCGGATCAAAGGCTTCCGTGACATCGAGCAGTGGCATGGCATCCCTATGGAATATCAGGAATTATGGTTAGTACCGGTATTGTATTTTTCATACAATAATAGGCTCAGCATAGCACCGGCAGTTGTATATCGTGCCCGGTAATCCCGGTTTATTATCGTCGAGCAATGGCGGCGGCGGCAGGGACGGGTCGGTGCTGTTGAAGTCCCAGCTATAGGAGTGGCCATTGAGCTTTTTGTGCAGCGGCCGGACATCCTTGTCGCCGACGGAGCGCCAGACAAAACCCGGCGAGCCGATGTGCTCGGCGCGCACCGCCTGGATGATGCTGGCGGCGCGCGCGGTCTCGGTACGCGCCACGGTGTTGGCGGTCGATTGGATGACGAGGCCGGTGTTGTGGATATGACTGACCATCTCGCTCCAGCGCCGGCCGGCAACCTGCCCCGCTTGCCCGGGGCTGCGCAGCTCGGCGACGATGTTGGCCGAGATCGCGCGTGAGTCCTTGATCCGCTGGCTGGCGTTCGCCGGCAGCTCCAGGATTTTGTTAATCTGGAAATCGTACATCTGGCGGATCGCGTTGCCGATATCGGCCTGGGCGACGGTTGCCCCCAGCGCCACGTTGATCTCCTTGCTGAGCGCGTGCCAGCCGGCGAGATCGCGGCGGCTGACATCGGCCAGCATGCGCCGGACGGTCTGCTCGGCCCACGGCTGGATCAGCTGCTGGTAGTTGGCGAGCGCATCGATGAGCGGCTGCCAGCCGGGGTCGTAAGGGTCGAGGGGATTAAAGATCCCGCGGATGATCGCATTGATCTGCCGGCTGATATGGCGCAGCTGGACGCCAAACCGCGATTCGGCCCTGCGTGCCTGCTCGGCGTTGCGCTGGCCGATGGCCTTCGTCACCCGGCGGTTGGCAAAGTGACCGGCGGCCTGACCAAATTCCCGCCACGAGCGCCAGATCTGGCCCTGCGGCCCGCGCAATTCGCCGGGGACGCCGGTTGGTGTCCAGCCGGGAAGCGGGTGCCAGCCTTGCATTGATTATTTCTCGGGCTGCGCCACCAGCCCGTCGCAGCAATGCGCGAC